AGGAACACTTTTAACTAGAGAGGTTCCAGGTCTAGATAAATTAACAGGTTTAATACCAGAAGGTAAGTTAGGTAAAGCAGCATTAGGTGTTGGAGCTTTATCTTTATTAGGAGGACCACAACCAGTTCAACAACAGTTTACACCAGACCAATTAGCATCTGCAGGAATTACAACAGACTTTGATGGACAAAGAGTTGTATATAGAAATGCTGATGGAGAAGAAATAGATTATCGAACAGCATTACAAATGATACAGCAAGCATCACAAAGTTTTGGACCTGGTGGTGAAAGAAAAGCATCTGGTGTTAGGTTAGGTTATGAAAGAGTAAATGACCCAGTATTAAATGCATCAGGTGGATTAATAGGTATGGCATATGGTGGCTCAATGCCTATGAATAATATGGATGTAAAGTATAAAGAGTTTTCAGGAATGGTAGGAGGTCGTGGAAGTGGTATGGAAGATAATGTATATATGCCTATCGTTGAAGGTGAGCAAGGACAACAAGTGGCAACACTAGCAGTAAGTCCTAAAGAATATGTAGTAGATGCTAATACAATGTCTTTACTAGGTAATGGTAATCCAGATGAAGGTGCAGAGATTATGGATGAAACAGTAAAAGATATTAGAGTGGCAGCTACAGGACAAAAGAAACAACAAAAAGAAATAGATGGTCTAGCAGCATTAGATAGAATGAGAAGGAGTGTATAATGAGTATATTATCATCTTTATTAGGTATTACTAAAAGCCAACCAGCACAGGTTATACCGGCATCAATCACTGAACCTAAAATAGCAGAAGAGATAGCACCTTTTCTCAAAGACATATTAGGTAAAGGACAGGCACTATATAAACAAAGAACAGAAGAAGGATTTGTACCTTTTGAAGGGCAAACATTAGCTGATGTTACTGCACAGCAACAACAAGCTCAAGAGGGTATTGCAGGATTAGTAGGAACACAAGCTCCGGCATTTGAAGAGGCTAGAGCTCTTACTAGAAGTCAAACAGAACAAGCAACTGCAGAAGCATTACAACCTTTTATGAATCCTTATCAACAAGCAGTCACTGATATTGCTAAAAGACAAGCACAAGAACAATTTGAACAAACCACATTACCTGGTCTTAGAAAGCAAGCAGTAGATGCTGGTGCATTTGGTGGTTCTAGAGCTGCTATGAGAGAGTCACAGGCACAAGATGCACAGGCAAGATTACTAGCTGATATACAAGCCAAAGGTGATTTAGCTGCATTTCAAGATGCAAGAAATGCTTTTGAAGCACAAAAATTAAGAGAAAGACAAGCTGCTGAAGGACTTACTGGTTTAGCAACAGGACAATTTGGTGCACAAACTAGAGAGCTAGGTGCGTTAGAGGCTGTAGGTAGAGAGCAACAACAAAGACAACAACAATTATTAGATGAATCATATCAAAGATTTTTACAAGAGAGAGGTTTTCCAGAGCAACAACTAGGACAGTATCAAGCCTTAGTAGCTGGCACACCTATTAGTCAAGGTAATGTTGAATATCAACAAGCAAAGTTTCAACCAAGTCCTTTAGCTAGTGCATTAGGAACTGTATCAGGTGCTTTAGGAACTTATGAAAAAGCTAGAGATGTAGGTTTATTTTCAAAAGGTGGAGGTATTAAAGAGGGTATAGCTAGTTTACCTGTAGTTAATAGACAGTTTGCTGGACAAACTGCAATGACTCAAGAAGAAATAGATGAGCTTGATAAAGACATAGAAGAGGCATCACCTAATAATAATATGTCTTATAACATGCAAAACTTTGGAGCTGAAGGAGAGTTTGGAGGAGAGGCTCAAGGAGAACTTATACAATCAGGACTTGATGATACCATAGCTTCTCAAGTTCCAGGAGATAAACCAGGTCCTATGTCTGCTTTAGAAAATGCATTACAATCAATAGCTGCAGAAAGAAAAAAAATAAGTGAAGAAGTAATACCAGCAAAGTTATCTTCTGTAGAAAGTTTAGAAAAATTTATAAGTGCAGAAGATAAAAAAGATGCAGAAAGAATTAGAAAAGAAAAAGAACAAACTCAAAAAGGTAGAAAAGCACAATTTTTTGTTGATTTAGCTGCTGGATTATTTGAAGGTGGTGGAGGAGGTTTTGGTGGAGATTTAGCTAGAGCTGGAGAAAGAGTAGTAAAAGGGCAAAAAGAATATGAAAATATTATATCTGGTTTAAATAAAGAAGAACGAGGTTTAGCTAGACAAGCTATTATGAATAAGTTTAATACACAAATGACTAAGTATCAAATTATGTTAGAAAAAGGTCAACTAAAACGAGACCAATTTAATGATATAGTAGCAGGAATGAATGCTGAGGCATCAGCAATTCTTCAAACTTTATCAGCAGTAGAGGCAACAAATAAACCTGCTAAAGATTCTATAGCAATAGCAGATGATATATTAAATAACTTTATAGCTTATGGTAATGCAGATATTGCAAGAGATACGTTAAAATCAAATAAAGCCTTTATGAGACAACAAGATATAGATAGAGTTTTAAATGTTATAGGAAGAGATACTCAAACCCCACAAGATGAATCTAAAAGATTTAATACAAGTATAGAAGAGAAAAAAGATAGAAACATAGAAGTGGATTAATACATGTCTGAAAAAATAACTTACACATCCTTACTAGATGATGATTTATTTTTAAGAGATGCATATAAATCATTACGTGCACAAGGTATTAATGTTAGTACCAAAGCTGGTGATATTCTAGATAGATTTTTAACAAATAAAAGATATTTTGATACAAACGTAGCTTCTACTTTTGTTATTGGTGATGAAGTTAAAGATATGTCACCTGAAAATCAACAGTCGTATGCAAGAGCTGTAACTAAAATAGAACAATTACCTACTATAGGTTCTCAAGGAGCTGCACCTACATCTAAATTAATTAAAGATTATCTAGTTGCTGGTGTTACTGACCCTACTAACTTGTTATCTATTCTTGCTGGTGCCTTTACTTTTGGTGCTGGTGGTGCTGCTGTACAGGCAGGTAAAGAAACAGCTAAACAAGGTGTAAAAAAATTAGTAAAAACAAAAATAAAAAATATAGCTGGACAAGATAGACTAAGACAAATAGGTAGAACAACAGCAGCATTAGGTGTTGAAGGAGGTGTAGCTGCATTAGGTGGTGGAGCACAAGCATTAAAAGCTCAAGACGTTGATATGGCTATAGGTAGAAGAAAGAAAGGTGATTTTGATTTTGCTCAAGCAGGTCAACAAGCTGCATTAGAAGGTATTATTAGTCCTGTTGCTGGTTTTGGTTTAGCCAAGTTAGGTTCACTAGGAACAACAGCAGTTAAAGAAGGAGCTAAAATAAGTGCAAAAGGTTTAGAGAAAACAGGACTAGGTAGAGTTGCTCTTAAACAAGGTGAGGCACTTGCTCAACACATTAATTATTTAAAAAACTTTTTATTGCCTCAAGGTGGTTTAGATACTATAACTGCAAGAAACTTTGAAATAGGTGAAGCAGCTTTTAAAACTATTAAACAAGAAACAGAAAAAGTAGTTGATGATTTAGAGATAGCTCAAAGTTCTTTTATAAAAAGTGAAAGAGATTTAGATTTAGTTAATGATGCAATGGAGGGAGATACAGCAGCATTAAATGAAATAAGAACAGGCATTCGTAAAACTTTAAGTGGAGAGTTTCCATCTAAAAAAGATGTTAAATTAGCAGATGCGATATCTAATTTTATTGATTTACGTAGAAGAGTATATAATGATGTATTTACAAATACAGATGGTCAAAGTAAAAAACTTAAAGATATATATAAAATAGACCCTGTTAAATACACTAAAAAAATATATACAAGACCAGAACTTTTTCAAGGTTTTAGAATGCCTAAAGAGTATTGGAAAAAATATGAAGTTAATCAAAAATTTTTAAATGAGTTAAAAACTAAAGCTAGACAAGACCCTAATTTACAAGTTCAATTAGGAATTAGAGAAGGAATAATTGATAAAGATACTGGAGCAGTTCTTGAAGTTGGTAAAATAAAAGATTCTTTTTATAAAGAAAGAGAAGGTGTTAAAGAGTTTCAAAGAGCTAAGTTAGATGATTATGTAGAACAAGAAATCTATGAAAGTTTTTATCCTAAAAAAGGTCCTGCAAAATTAGGTGGATTAAAAAGAAGAAAAGAAATAGACCCTATATTACAAAAAATATGGGGTGTTAATTATAGTCCAGCAGTAAGAGCAGCAGAAACTATAGGTGCTATAACAGAACCTTTAGCAGATATTAGAATAGCAAATCAAATAGGTAATAGCTTACTAGGTAGAGGTCTTGCTGTTGTTGCTCCAGATGATGCTGCAGCTAGAAATGCTTTACAAGGGCAAGATGTTGTTCCTTTAGTTGGTGGTTTAGGTGATGATGTTGGTATAAGAATTAGACGTAGTGATATTTTTGACCCAAAATTAGGACAGATATATGTGCCTAGAGAATTAGGTGAAAAGATAAGAATACTAACACAAAGAGAGGGTGTGTTAAATGATACTCTTATGGGTAGTTTATTTTCAGGTATTAATGGTTACTTGAAAAAAGGTAAAACAGTTTATAATCCTTTTGGTCATGTAAGAAATATTATGGGTGTTCCTCAGTATGTTGCTAATTCTGGTAACTTTAAAGGTGTTGGTAAATATGCTCAACTTTGGAAAACATCTAATAAAGAACAAAAACAAAAACTAACAGAGTTAGCAAATCGTTTAGGTGTTACTGCTTCAAATGTAGAGATAAATCAAATACTAGGAAGATTAGCAGAGGCTAGAAACTTACAAGGTAGAAAAAGTTTTGGTGGTTGGATGTCTAGAAGATTACTAGACTTATCATCTGGTTTTATGTCTAATATAGAAAGAACTAAACTTGGTAAAAGATTTGCTAGAGCTGCAGAAAAAACATATACCGGAACTGATGATATTGGTAAGATAATGACTTTTACCAGTGAAAGAGATAGAGCTCAGGCTATTTGGGATAATATGACACCTGATGAAAAACAATTAAGAAGAGAAGAATTTTCAAAAGGTTTTGGAGTAGAATTACCAAAAGTAAAACAACCTACATCAAGACAAATTGAAACTATGATGAAGCAGGCAGAAAGAGGTAAGTTTACACTACGTGATAAGTTTAATGCTAACTATAAAAAAGATTTAGATAAATTTGATAGTGATTTATTATGGGAAGAAGCAGCACAAAAAACACTAGATGTTATACCTGTTTATTCTAGAATACCAAAAGTTTTTGAATACATGAGAGACATACCTATTGTTGGTGCTTTTACTGCCTTTCCTGCAGAGAACTTACGTAATAAATATAAAATATTAAAACTAGGTGCTGAAGAAATAAAAAATGGTTTTAAGAATAATAATTTCTCATTGATAAAAGCTGGTAAAAATAGATTATTATCACAAACATTAATGGCTGCTGCACCAACTATATCTGCATATATGTATAATCAAGTTATGGGTACAAGTGATATGGAGTCTGGTGTTAGAAAAATGATGCCAGAGTGGTCACGTTATCATGCATTACAAATAAGACCTAAAGGTAAGGATGCAGAAGGTAATGAAACATATGGTGTTACTGATTTAAGTTATGCTAATCCTGACCAATATGTTCTTGATGTTATAGCACCACTTATGATTGCTGCTGCAAATGGTGAAGATGTAACTGCTCAGTTAGATGATTTATTTCCTTATATTGCTAAGAAAACATTTGAGCCTTTTTTATCTCCATCACTAGCAACTGACTTAGGATTTTCAATTTTAGATTATGCTAAATCTGACACTGAAGAAGGAAGTGCTAGAGCTTTAGCAAAAACTTATAAAATATTAGAGCCTGGAATACTTAAACTTCTTACAGATGTTGCTGGAGAAGCAGGTGCAAATGATGCCATAGATAAATTATCTGCTTCACTAGGTGGAGAGGGAGCTATAGGTAGTGATATAAGAAGAGCTTTACGACCTTTATATTTTGGTGATAAAAGAAGTTATTTAAAAGATGCCTCTAGTTTAGCTGACTACTTTTCAGAGTTAGGTGTTAGACCTACTGGAGAAGAAAGTCCTCTCTCACTTTTATTATATCCTTTTAGATTAGGCATAAAAGAACAAGATTATAAACCTAAAAAACAATTAGGTTTTGCTGTTAGTAATTTAATGAGGAATGCAAATGGAACTGTTAATTCTAAATCTAGAAAAATTAAAGATATCTTAATAGACCCAGATGATAATACATCTTTAAACTCTATGTTAAAAGATTATCAAGAAGCTATTGAAGAACAGTTTGCAGCTCAACAAGGTGTGTATGAAATGGTTATGGATTTAAAACAATTTATGTCAACTGAGCAAGTAAGAAGTTTATTGAGAGATAAAAAAATAAAAACTGCTGGTGGTTTTTCTAATGTAGAAATAGAAAATATATTAAATGGAACTTTTACAGCACCTAGACTTGATGTTAAATTTTTTAGAGATTTAGGAAAAAGAAATCCATCTATACGTAAATATGTACCAACCATAAGAAACTCTTTCAATAAATTAACTAACATGTACATGGGTAAACCATTACAAACAGAAGAATTACCAGATATAATAATAGGAGACTAAGATGGCAGATATGACAATGATATGGAACGCAATACTAACAATGGCAATAGGTGGATTTTTATGGTGGATACGTTCTACATCTGCCTCTATTAGTAAAGTTAAAGATGAGCTAGCAAAAGCTAAAGAAAACATGGCAATAAACTATGCTACAAAAGAAGATGTAAAAGATGATATGTCACAACTCATGCAAAGATTTGATAGATTAGAAAGTAAGATAGATGATATGATTAGAAGGGCAGCAGAGAAGTGACAACTGTTTTTTTATTGATGATATATCTAGGTAGAGCACAGCAAGAAAGCAACATGATGTTTGCTGATATTAATAGATGTAAATACTTTGCAGCTAGGGTAATGAAACAGCCGGCAAATCCTGCAACTAATCAAAAATATACAGCAATATGCAGACCAGTAGAAGTGGATTTAAGTAATCCAAACGTAAGAGTTTATAGGTGAAAGGATAAAGATATGATTGACCCAAAAGCATTAGAGGCTTTATTTAGATACACAATAGGAGATTTTAAAAGGAATAAAGAGGCTGAAGAAGCTATGACCTCTGAAAGGTCTAAAGAATTAATAGGTGATAATGTTACAGAATTAGGAAAAGTAGAAACTAAATTAACTGATGACCAAAAAAGGTTTATTGGACAAGAAGAAAAGAAACCAGATATAGAATCTATACGTGTTAATTTAGTAGAAGACCCTGAGAAAAAAACAGGTATTGCTAGTTTAAATACTAACACACAAAATGTCGTAGAAAAACAAACCTCACAAAAAGATTTTAATATCAATGATATAATTAATTTAGATTTAAAAAATCCATCTGCACTAGGTCAATTTAAAAATTATTTTAAAGATAAAAATATTAGTAATGATTATATTCTTAATCAATTACAAATATTAGGACAGGATATAGGAGAACTAGAATCTAACAATCAGCCAACAAGAAAATATGTTAATCCTAATACAAATAAGATAGGAGCAAGAGGTAAATATCAATTTAAAGTAGATGATATGTTATATCCAGGAGACACTTATCCAAAGGGACATCAAAAAGCAGGTCAAAAAGTAAAAGAGTATCAAGGTAGTTCTTTTGAAACAGCTTTAAATAGAACAGAAAGATTTTATAAAAGAGCAGGTAAAGATATTCCAAAGTGGCTACAAAAAGCAAGAACATCTTTAGGTCCTGATGGATTTCCAGAACCATCTAAAATACCAGAAAAATTTCAAGATATAATGTTTTTTGCAGATATATTAGAAAGACCTAATTCATCTAAACTAATCAAAAAATATTTAGAAAATCCTAATGATATAGATGTTTTTCAAGATGTCTATAATGTATGGCACACTGAAGGTGGAGGTCCTAATATGAAAAAAAGTATTATGGAAAGACTACCTAAATATAACTTAAAAAAACAAGAAAAACAATCAGGAGGTATGATAGAGAAAAACCCCTATAAAAGACAACCAAGATTTATATAATCCATTAAAAATTAAGAGGCAAACATGGACCCAGTTACAGCATTTGGTGTAGCTACGACTGCATACAAAACTATTGTAGCAGGATTCAAAGTAGGTAAGCAAGTAGAAAGCATGTCTAAAGATTTAGGCAGGTGGATGGGTGCGATTCAAACAGTTAAAGAAGGGCACAATAAAAAGAAGAATAGAACATTTGGTTCTGTAGAGGAAGAAGCTCTAGAAACGTTTGCCATGAAAAAGAAGGCAATAGAAATGGAGAATGAACTTAGAACCTTTGTTAATATGAACTATGGTCCTAATGCCTGGAATGAAGTCATAAGAATACAAGCAGAGATAAGAAGAAAAAAGAAAGAAGCAGAGTTAGAAGCTAAAAGAATACAGCGTCAAAAGATAGAGAATGCTGTCATAGGAGGCTGTGTATTATTCTTTATCTTCTTTATTATCTACATTGTCTACCTTGTTATGTCCGTTTAAGAACCCAGCTTTCTTACCAATCTCAAAGTAAAAATCTTTACCTAATATCTTAGCAGAAGCTACCAAATCCTCTTTTAATTTAACAGGGTCTGTGTTATCTTCTTTCTCTTCTTGAGTACCTCTTACTCTCGATAATAATTCTAATGCTTTTATCGCACTATTTGTATGCCCATTTGCTCTGGCATAATCATATTGTTTTTCTATTTCAGTAATAACATCTACATCAGTGGTTAGGTTTTGTTCGAGTTCAGTAATCCTTTCGATAACTTCTTCGTTTTGTAGTAACCTATGCCCTTGTCGTGCTGCATGCTCTTTCGAGTACCCAGCAGCCCTCGCAGCTTCTGAAGCATTCCTGTGTAAAATATACGACTGACAAAATCTTTCTTGTTGTTCATTTAATGCCATACTAATCTATACTCGTCATTGTAAAAAGCAAATGATTTATCAAACCAGTCATATATATAACCAGTGATATCAAATGCACCACTATAATTGCTCTATCATTCCAGATAAAGCCTACTAGAATCCAACCTAAAAAACCTACAGAACTTACATATAAATTAAGTGGATAAATATTGTGAGAAGTGAGCATAATCCCTATTATTAATATAAAAGATGATGCCCACTTTAAATACCAATCCTTAGTTTTATAAGGTGTGTGTTTCTTAAACTCTGTCACTATCTATAATTACCCATCTCATACTTTTCATAAACCTTGTTTTCTATAACAGGTTCAGGAATAGCATTAGGTGTGTTAATTATTATCTTCTTTTGACTGTCAGGATTGAAACTGCTTAGTAATAATACAAAAGCAATAACAAGTATAACAGTCGTCAATATAATACTATATTCTTTTAACATAATTACTCCTTTATTTTGTAACCTTTTTATATTTTTCAAAAGTTCTAAGCCCACCAAGACCGAGCATACCCATTAACACAGTCATTAAACTACCCATATCAAACTCTGGTAGTGGTGGCAATGTTGCACCAAATAAAGCTGCAAAGAAAATGATAAACGGAGCTGCGATAAAGTGCCATACCAAGGCAACTCCACATGCCCAACCTATGAAGGGTCTCCAGCCGGCAATAAACACATTTCTAGACTGTGCCTCTGCTTTATTTATTTCTAATTGTCCTTTAGCTAATTCTTGTGCATGCTTCTCTGCCATTGTAGCTATCTCATGAGCAAGTTTATTCTTTGCATCTTTATCTTCTACAAACTTACCTATTAACTTAGTGGCAGGTCCTATTAAACTTAATAGTGCCATATTATTTCCTTTCTATTTTTTTCCATTCTGTTACTGATATTTTCTTTTCTGCTTTTTCATCTTCTAATATATCTAAACTATAATATACATTTAAATGTGGGTGTTTTTCATGTAGTTTTTTTAGTTTCTCTGTCCAGTATTCCGGAGTCTTTATATTTACATGCACATTCCTACCATTTTTAAATGTTTTCAATGCTTCATAGCAGGCAATAGTTAGAATAACAAACTTCTTACCATAAGAAAATATCTCTTCAAGAACCCAGTCAGCATCTTTTTCATCTATATGTTCTATAACATCAGTACAAATAACAGCATCATATTTACCTTTAGGTAACTTACTATATTTAGGATATGCTGGGTCATATAATGCATGAAAATCTAACTGCCATATATCAGCTAAAGGTTTTGGTAGTGTTTGTCCTTTCTTATTTAACAACATTGTTTTATATTTTTCTTTATCATACAATGTTGCCTTACCACAACCATAATCAATTAAACTTTTAGCACCTTCTACTAGTATTATCTTAGTGATAGTAGATAGATGCATGACAATACTAATACCTGTAAAGTATTTAGCATCTTCATGCATCTCTTTATATTCCTCTAAAAGTTCTGTATAATCTTTAGATGGATTCTCTCTATTGTGCATTTAACATATCCTTATAATTAGGTAATGTTTCTTTCTTTAATGCACCTTTCCATATCTCAGATACTAAACTATCTTCACCATAAAAATTATAATTAATACCCATAGTTTTATCAGCAAAAGTTTTCTCACAATCTTGTGCCATTGCTAGTAACTCACCAGTAGTCCAGTATGTTTTATCACCAACAGATACTTGAAAATACTTTGGTCTTTTAGGTTCATCATCTGCACCAGTAGTTTCTTTCTTCATATCATCTGTAGGTTCTTTCTCTAATGAACATTCAAAACCAAATAAATGTAAGTTTCTAAAACCCATAGTATGTAACATACCTATAGCTCTCATAGCTGCACAAGTGCCACCAGTAATTAGCGTAGCACCTACAGGTAGTCCTACATCTTCTCTAATCTTTACCTGATTGTTTTTGATTGCATGCTTTCTATCTTCATCATCTCTTAATGATTCTGTAAAGGCATGCCAACCCCAAATATCAGCTTTCTTTTCCATAAGATAATTAGTAACAGATGGGTCTGTCATAGAAGCTACAAGAAACTTAGTATCTTCATCAAGGTCTTTTAGTAAATCTTTTCTCTTAATACCATGTGTACTCTCACCTTCTATTGAACGTGGGTCTAATAATATACATGCATCTGGTTTAATATTATTTTTTATAAGACCAGGATATGCATGCTTAACACACATAGTAAAAGCCTTTGAATGTTTATCTAAAGTTTCTCTTAACTGTTTATAATCTATATTAGGACCACCAGATATAATTATAGCATGGTCTGTATGTGTTCTACACTTCTCTATAAATTTATCCTTTGGTATTAGCTTCATATTCTCTTTTATGTTACCTCTAATATAATCTTTAGGCACACAATCTCTAGGATTAACAACAATAGGAACTCTTTGTAAATCTGCTGGTATGTTAGGTAAAGTTTTATCACTTAACACAATCATAAAATGTGTAAAACCACCACCTTTCACTCTATCACCAGAAGGTAATACATGTTTGCGAATATCTTTATTTTCTTTTAATTTTTTCCATACTTCATTAACACCAAAGTATGCATCATTAGGTGCCATCTTATCATCATCTTCTCTAAAGTAATGGTCAAGCATTACAATAGGTGTTTTCTTTACACAATCATAATCATGAGCAACAGTCTTTACACTATTACCACCACCAATTAATGCCATATCAAACCATTCACCTTGGTCTTTTAATATGTCTCTAGTGTTACCTTTATGTAATTCAAATACAAAAGTTTTATTTTTATTTTCTTTCATATGTTCTGCAAACTCTTCTAATCTTTTTTGAACTGCAGACATTTTATTATGTGCCTTACTATTAAACTCTTCATGGTCTGTTTCAATAGTAGCATCTTCAAATAAATCATAACCATGATATGTAAAACTATCTGTATAATCAAATGCAGTTAGTGCCATCTCTATAGCTCTACCACCATTCCATGCACCAGTTTCTATCACAGTTTTTGGTTTGTACTCTCTCATTATCTGTGATATCTGTTGATATCTATTAGGTTTAATATCAGGAGCAACATCATCTGATAAAGGAAAAGCTCTTTCACCATTACCTTTTCTTATAGCAACTTTAGAAAAGTCTGGTCTACCAGCAAAATGATAAAAATAATCATTCATAGCATGTGTTTGTTCTACTTTCATACCATGTGCTTGATAAATGTTTAGTAGTCTAGATAAGACATAATAATCATGCCACTCTCTATACTTAGTCATCTCACCTAATATATATGCACCTCGTAAGTCTGCTAATATATCTATAGTAGGTTGCTTATTTAAATTAAAAGCCATAAAGAAAGGCTCATCAGGATTGTAAACTATATCAGCTTTATCATTTAACATAGATAACATATCTTGTTTAGTTAATCTTTTCTTTAAATAAGAATCAGCATCTATCCATATTAACCACCCTGCTTCTTTACTTTTCTCTGCTAAATCAAATGCTTTTTCAGTTAAAGCAAATACTTTATGAGACCACTTCAAGGCATCTAGTTTATCATTATAAGGTATCTTCCCTTCTTCTGTACCATCATGCTCTGCATATCTTTTTAAAAAATCTTCATGGTCTTTTACATCATGCAGACTTTTATAAGTATAGTTTGGTAAAGAATAAGCATCTATTTTACAATCATGATAATAACAAGTAAAAGATATATCTGTATCTAAATTTTCTTTTGTAGAATTTAATAAATGAATTGCTGTATCTTTTAAAATAGTTTCATTAAAAGAGGTAACAATATTAATCTCTGCCATTATATACTCCAAAGTTTTTTTCTAATGAATCCAAAGCCTCTTCAGCTTCGGCTAGCTGTTTAATTAAAACAACAGAATCCTCCACTATCTTTGGGTGCTCACCTATTGCTACCGGTTTTTGAAAAGCTAAGTCTAATTGATATAAAGCCTTTGACCTTTCGCCTTCATAATGTGCTCGTATAGCTCCATATAAAGTGTGTGTTAATTCTCTCATTGTATTAAGTAATCCTTTTCTCTTGGTATTATTCCTTTCATCTGTAACCATCTAGCATCTTCACACCACTTAACAGCATACTTGCCTTCAGTTACTCCTCTAGGTTTCCATTTAGCAAACCAAGGACCACCTGTTGTAAAGTGTACAATCTTTGGTTTCATATCCTCTGGTGAATGTCCATCAAGCCAGTTCCACTCTTCAGGTATTTGACCTATATCAGATACTTCATCAGGCAACCATTTAAATGTATGTAACCATCTACCTTTTTCTGTATTAATAGCATCAATACTTAACTTATCAAGGTAATGATGTGCATTATTAAACATCATAAGACTAGACCAGTTCTTCATGTTATAAGGCTCTTGTGCTTGACCATCCATTTTAACACCTTTTTCTACATCATACTTATGATGCACTGCCCATACAGGATAGTAATTATCTCTACACATATCAAATAGTTCTGTTATATCTCCATAACAATACATGTCACAATCCATATACAAGGATAGACCAGTATATAAACTTAAATGTGGTACAAGAAATCTAGTAAAACTAAAATCAGTAGAGAAAGGTCTGCCATCTATCTCATCATACTGTTGATTACCTATCTTATTAGACCTTCTTCTAAACATACCATTCTTAATTAATGCATCTTTTTTAAGAGGCACTATTCTTACAGGGTTCTTGGCACGTATTTCAATAGAGAACTTTAATACTTCGTAAGCTGCATGTTCTCTAGGGTCATAGCCAATATACACTGTATCCATATCATTTCTAATTTTTGTTTGCATACTAGAACTTCCACTCATAATCTATAAAAAAAGTTCCGGCTTCCAAACCTTGACCTATTCTTTTTCTTTCATAAGCTATTTTTAGTTTATCATTATTAGATAAATTTTTAGTGGCATAACTTCTAAACTTAGAGCCATCATGTTCATTATCTAAATCATGATAGTACCTATATCCGATAGAATCAAATAAACCACCTGCCTTTAATTGCATTGTAATTAAACTAACCATTAATATTAATATTATTCTCATTTACCTTGTCCTTTATATTTTTTAAAATTTCTACGTTTATGTTTATTCTTTGGTCTACTTCTATTAGACTTACCTATAGAAGTAATCTTCTTAAAAAAACTTCTTATTCTTTTTCCTGCACCTACTATTGCTCTTGCCATAAAAAAATAGACAGAGACTCTAATGAATCCCTGCCTTACTCCCTATTTTATTTGTATCTTTCTTGGTTTCTTTTCTTCAGGTATAATTTGTTTTAGTTTTATTTCTAAAATACCACGAAGAAAAGTACAACCCTCTACATGTAAAGTATCAGCAAGAACAAACTGTCTTTGAAATACTCTTTTACCAATACCTCTATGTAGATATTCTAAGTCCTCTTCTTTATCAGAAGACTCTCCCTTTATTGTTAATTTATTTTCTTTTACTTGTACATCAAGTTCTCTATCTTTAAAACCAGCTAGTGCAAATTGTAAAAGATATGTATCTTCTTTATCTTTAATTAAGTTATATGGTGGATATCCAGTATCACCCACGTTATCACTTAACATTGAATTAAACAAGTTATCAAAACCAATAGCTTGTCTAGTAATATTATCTAAATTAAATGTTACCATTTTTATTCTCCTTTATAAGCAAGTTAAAAATTAAAGTCCATATTGGCACTTTATAATTATATTATACCACATTTTGTATATAAATGCAACAAAAAATTATATCATATTTAAAATATTAGCTATTAATAATATACATATTATTATTACAATTCCATCTAACATAAATTTTACTTAACTAGCTCACTCCATTTAGATAATTTTTTTCTTTTCACTTTAACTCTTTCATCTAACTCATCCCAACTAACAATATCAAACTCTGTCATAAGTTGTATCATAGCATATACATCACCTATTTCTTCTTTTAATAAATCATTAGTTCTATGATTATCTTTTCTTATAGCTTTACTACATGCTTGAACTAACTCACCACATTCTTCCATTGTTATAATCATTAATTGTAAAAGAACATCTTTATTCATTATATGTCCACCAACTCACATGAGCCTGCAGTACATGCTAACTCTTGTGAACCCCTAGTATTATCTTCTTTTTCATACTCTCTTAATTTATTCCAATCAATATCTTTAGGCATCTTGTCTTGTAAAGTATTATATTGTACTTCATCTATATCTTGATAAGGTGCTTGCTGATATGTGTGGTCTGAGAAAGGTAAGAATGATATGCCAGATAGTGTATCAAAGTTATCCCAACACCAATTACCTACATTAATCCATTCATGTTCCTTAACAGATATAGTTACTGATGGTTTATGTTCACACCAATGCTGTGCATAACACTTCCATATTTCTAGCTGTTCAATAGCAGTCATAGTATATCTAAAGATAGCACTAGGGTCTGCTTTCATAGGAAAAGAAAAGACAGAGTTATTAGGTTGCATCACATCATCTTCACAAGGTATGCCTTGGTCTGCCATAAACTGTGTCAATGGGTCTTTTTTATCTCCTCTTACTGTTCTAATGTAATAAGGATTATGTCTAGCATGAATACCACTAGCACTGTCAACTAATTGACTAACTGTACCAGAAGGTTTAACACAAGTAATAGCTGTTGATTGTGGTATACCTAACTTCTTTGACCACTCTTCATTAGTTATTACAGCTTTATGTCTCATCTTACCTAATACATCTGGTAACTGAGTTCTCATTCTAGATAGTAAACTATTATCCATAATACCTGTAAGAGATACACCAAGCAATCTTTCTTCTTCTGTATTTGTTTTCCATCTCTTACGTAGATAACCAAAGTCTGTAAGGGTAGCTTGTATTGTACCTAGTATAGTAGCTACTTCTATCTTTTCATGTAATGTTTCTTCAGTATCTGTAGGTCTTACAACTACCTCTGTAAGATTACAAAACTGATTAGGTCTTAGTATAATCTCACTACAAGGATTAGTACCAAAGTCCCAATCAGGATTACGTCTACCATTCTCTTTAGCTTTTTCTTGAGCAGACTTTCTATTAAAGATACCACGTTCACCAGATTTACTTTCATATAATGCTAACCATTCTTTCATAAAGATACCAGCATCTGGTTTTTCTGTATATGCTACAGAGTTATTAGCTAATGCTCTTTCTGGATTAGTCTCCCACCATGCACCAGACTTAGCAACTCTTAATCTCTGGTCTGATAAATTAGACAGAGATATAAGAGCTGACCTACGCACACCACCAACAACCACAACTTCACCTGTTTTACAAACAATATCGTGACACTCCATAGAGGATAACTTTCTACCTTTAG